GCACCCAGGAGGCGCGCAACATCACCAAGAAGGTGCTGGCCGGCGGCGCCGCGCCCTTGTACCACTTCAACGTGGACAACCAGGGCGGCATGACCGGCATTGTGGGCGGCAGCTTCGTTCCCGTCTATAACAACAAATTCGCGCCCTACGGGCCCAAGGCCATCCCGATCGAAGTCCACCCGAACCTGCCCTACGGCAAAATGTTCTTCGACTGCGACGAGATCCCTTACCCGCTGGCCAACATCCCCGGCTGCTACCGCATGCACTGCCTGCGCGACTACTGGCAGCGCCTGTGGCCGCAAATCACGGAAACCCGCTACACCTCGGTCAACTTCTACGGGGTGCTGCAAGTCTATGTCCCGTTCGCCATGGGCGTACTGGACAACATCGGGAACGGATAGTCCTGGCCGGACGGGCACACGGCGCCGCTCAGCCGCGGCGCCGGAACCCGCGCTGAGAGGAACGGATATGAGTACCGATTGGAACGCAGCTAAAAAGGCGCTGGAGGCGCTGCAGCAGGCCACCGAGCAGGCGGAGGCGGACGGCGCCGCGGCCGCCCAGGCGCAGGCCAAACACGCGCAGTCGCAGGCCGGCGCCAGCGTGGCGAGACAAAGCTTGAATCAAATTCTGGACAGCAAATAGCTGTCGGCACGGGATACCACACAACAGAGAAAGGCCGTGGCTGTGAGTCGCGAAGGTGATGCTCCCCAAAAGACGTGCGCATATGGGGCTCCCGGAAATACGAGACCTGGATCGCCCATGGAGACCCAGGTTGTCGCTTCGGGACTGGGGCCAGCCGGAGCACAGGGACCAAGCGCGAGGCACGACGGGCTCACACATCGGAGTAGATCGGCCTATGACCGGCGGGAGGAGTCCGGCGTACTTCCCCTTCTGGCTCTCCCAATCCTTCGGCCTAAAGCCGGAGGGTTGGGAGCCAGGGACTAAGTTATGTCACTCGATCTTTGCTTATTGTCGGATCTGAAAACGAGGCTGCGCATCCCGTCGAGCAACACCAACGACGATACGCTGCTGCAGCAGTTGATCGACGAGACCAGCGACGATTTCCACGAAGCCTGCGGCTACGTGAGCATGTTCACCACGTCGTATGTGGAAGCCTACGACGGCAACGGCCGCGACTTCCTGCGGCTGAACTACGGCCCCATCCAGTCCGTCACGGCGGTGACGATGAGCGGCAATCCGCTCACCCCATCGCCGGACGGAGTGCAGCCTGGCTATACCTTCCAGGTGAACTCCCGAAGGGATTGGACCCTGGTCCAGATCGGCGGCCACTTTTGGCGCGGCCGCCGCAATGTGATCGTGTCGTACACCGCGGGATACGGCCCGCAGACTGCGCTGCCGCTTACCGATCCCGGATTTCCGAGCGCGATCGAGATGGCGGTGATGGAGTGGTGCGAACTCCGCTATAAGCAGATTCCGCAGGCGGGCATGACCGGCAAGCGCCTGGCCACGGGAGAGAGTGTTAACTACGACAAACGCGAAATGCCGCCCCATGTTCAAGCGGTGATTGACCGCTACAAGCGCGTGGTGGCGGCCTACTCATGACGGAGAAGAAGAACAAGTGAGCATCTCGCTCGACACCAATGCGGAAACCGTAGCCAGCGGGATCGAAGCGCGCTGCCGGCGGGCCGCGCAGTCCCTCGGTAGGGGCATGCTCAGCCTCATGGTGGAGCTCGCGCGCTACGTCACCACCCGAAAGCTGCTGGGCCAGGTGCTGAATCGGCGCACGGGCAACTTGTTCAACAGCGTCCAAGGCAGCCCGCGCGTCGAGATCGCTGGCTCCCAGGTCACGGGCACGATCGGCACCGACCCCAGCAGTTGGTACGGCACACGGCATGAGTTCGGCGGCACATTTGAGGCGCAACGGAAAAATCTGAAACACCCGCCGCACCTGCTCCGCGGGCGCATGACCGGGAGCCCATACACACTGCACTTTCCGGAGCGCTCCTGGCTGCGCAGCTCGCTCGCGGAAAACCGGGAGAAAATCATCGGCCGCGTGCGGACCATGATCACGGAGGCAATGGCATCATGATCGACAGAGAGGCAATCTATAACGCGCTGCTGGCTCTGCTGCAGGCTTCCGGGGCCTTCGTCACTTGCTCCCGCAAGCCGCTCACGCCCGACCAACTGCCGCCGGGTCTGCAGCCTGCGGTGCTTATGGAGGAGACCACCGAGCACGCCGAACCGCGTCCTCGAGGATTGCCCGCCAAGTGGACCCTGAATGTCGACCTGGGGATTTACTACTACTGCGAATCGGAGCCGGAGACGCCGGGAGTGTACGATCCCTCACCTTCCACTGCGCTCAACCTGCTTATTGCCGCGGTCGAGTCGGCGCTGGCTCCCGATCCGGCTACTGGCGTCCAGACGCTCGCCGGCCTGGTCTCACACTGCTGGATCGAGGGCGAGGTGGTGAAGAGTCCTGCATACCTGCAGGCGCAGGGCGCGGCGATCGTGCCCGTCAAAATATTGGCGTCGTAGCGCTGGCGTCCGCGCCGGCTTGAGAGGAGAAGACGATGAATGTACAGTTCGGCACCGGCGTACTCTACGCGCTGCCCAACGCCGCCAATATGGCGGCCAATCCCACGCCGTATCGCTTCGGTGTGCTGCAGGATGTCCAGGTGGATTTCAAAGGCGACCTGAAAAAGCTCTACGGGCAATACCAGTTTGCGCTGGCCAAAGCCCGCGGCAAGATCGATGTGACCTGCAAGGGTAAGCTCGCCGTCATCGATCCCAACATGCTTAACCAGCTCTATTTCGCGCAGTCGGCGGCCACCGGCATCACCCTGGTCTCCGACAGCGAACCCTGGACGGTAGGCTCCGCGGGCGCGGGCGCCTGGGCCGCCACGCATGCTTACACCGTGGGCCAGACCATCCAGGACAGCAACAACAATATTCAGCTCTGCATTGCCGCGGGCACTAGCGGCGGATCGGCGCCGACCTGGAAAACCACGATCGGGCAGTACACCGTGGACGGCTCTGGCGGCTTGGTGTGGCAGATGCAGGGCGCGGCGAGCTTGGTGATCACCGTGACGAATAACGCCACGTTCGTCACCGACTTCGGCGTCCAGTATGCCAGCAACGGCCAGCAGTTGACTAAGGTGGCCAGCGGCGCGACGCAGGGCCAGTACCAGCAGAGCGGCGGCAGCTATACGTTTGCGGCGGCCGACGCCTCCACGCCGATGCTGATCAGCTACACCTATACCGCGAGCGCGCGCGGCGCCACCGTCACGCTGGTCAACCAACTGCTGGGCTATGCGCCGGAATTCCAGGCGCTTCTGTACAACCTGTTTCACGGCAAGTTCTTTGGCCTGCAGCTCAATAGCTGCCAGGCCAGCGAAATCTCGGTCCCGACCAAGCAGGAAGACTTCTGGATCGTGGACTTTAACTTCGACGCCGGCTGCGATGCCACCAACGCCCTGGGCAAGCTGTTCGCGGACTTGGCGTAACGACGTTTCGTCCCGCCGGGGACGGTAAAACCGGCGATTTACGAATTCAGTTGAAAGGAGGTCGCGGAGAATCGCCAGAGCCATTGTTCGGGCGGGCGGCCGATCGCTCGGCCGCCGCCCGGCCAATGAACAACATGCACCCAGGTGGCGAGACCAGGTGTTGCGAGCACCCGGCCCCGCCCGCGGTCCGCGTGGGTTTAGCACGCAAACGCGCGCCGCAATTCTAAAACGGAGACGGTGGCCTATGCAGCGACATGATCGGAGGATTTATGAACTCGCCGCTGGCCTGGCCAGGGGGCAAGCGAAACCTGGTCAAGCGGCTGCTGGCAATGCTGCCGCCGCACCGCGTATATGTCGAGCCGTTTTGCGGCTCGGCGAAGCTTCTGTTCGCCAAGGAACCGGCGCCGGTCGAAGTCATGTCCGACGCGAATGGGGATCTCATCAACTTCTTTCTGGTCGCGAAGCACCGGCCCAGCGAATTGGCGCAACGGCTGCAGACCTCTGTGGCTCACCCTGCCTGGTTCGCGCGCCTGAGGGCGGCCGGCCCGTGCGAGGACGAAGTATCGCGCGCCTTCCGCTTCGCGTATCTCAACTGGTTTTCCTTCGGGGCGAAGGGCACGACTTTTGTCACATCCCGGCTGCATCCGCGCAAGGCCCTGAGGCTGGTCAGGCAGCAGTTGCTGGCGGTGAGCAAACGATGCGAGCAGGTGCTGATCGAGTGCTCGGACTACGGGGCAATCGTCGCCCGGTACGATTCTCCCGAGACGCTTTTCTATTGCGATCCGCCCTACGTTTCTTTTCACCCCAACAATCGCTACGTTCCGCTAGTCGGGGCCGAACTGGACAGGTTCTTCGACGTGCTGGCCGGGATCAAGGGCAAGTTCCTGATGAGCGAGCAGGACTGCGCCGAAGTGCGCCAGCGCGCCGACGCCAGGCAGTTCCTGCGGCGCCGGATCGATACGGAGTACTCCCTCAACATACATTCCAGCCACCGCGCAAAGCGTGAGCTGCTGATCGCCAACTTTAAGCTTGGAGGCAAAGCGTGAATCGCACCGTAACCATCGAAAGTCGTTCCTACACCATCGCGCCGATGAAATTTGGCCAGGGACGCGACATATTTCGCCCCGACGCCGACGCATTCGCCGCGAACTGCGCCATGACGGCCGCGTGTCTGAATAACGCAAAAGCAAGCATTAACATCGGGGGCACAGGAATTGTGGATTCCCACGACGGACCATGGACGGCCGCCGACGTGCAGGATCTGCCCTACGCCGACGGGCAGGCATTGGTACTCGCTTGCATGGAAATCAACGGGCTCAAGAGCGCCAAGGGGGAAGCGCCGGCCGCGCAGGCAAAGGCTTAGTCGATTGGGCCTACCTGCGCGGCACCTTGGTGACGTCGACCGGATGGACGCTTGACCAGGTGGACGCCACGCCGCTTCCCGATGCGTGGGAGCTGTTCGAATTCTGGAACGAGTGGCCGCCGGCGCATGTGCTGCTCCGCAGCTTCACCGGCTACAAACCGCAGAACAAAGCGCCGCGCGAATTGGAAACCAGCGAAGTGAGCGAGCTCAGCGCGCTGCTCGGGCCCGCACAACAAGCTCCGGCGCACGTTGCCGATATGGTGCGCTGGGCTGAGACCATGAAGACGAAGATCGCAAGGGCGTAGTTGTGGCAGACGATCTCCTTTCAATTCGAGTCACCGCTGACATCTCAAGCCTGCAGGCGCAGATGCAGGCAGGGGCAGCGTCTGTCCAGGCGGCCGGCGAGAACATGAGTTCCGCCTGGCAGGAGGTCACCCAGGCTTCTCTTTCTTACCAGGCCGCGCAGAAGGAAGTGCGGGTGCTCACCGACCAGGTGAGCAAAGCCATCGTCGGAGAAACCGTAACCGCGAGAGAGCAGCAACAAGCGATCGAAGCGCTTACCGCCGCCAAACAGCGCGCCGCTGCCGCCGCGAAGGAATTGGCGGCAGCGGAAAAAGCCACCACCGCGGCGATCGAGCAGGAGACGTTTTCCACCCACGAAGCGCGCGGCGCTGCTGCCTTGTTCGGTGACGAAACGGGCATCAAGCTCAACCGCCACTTGCGCAGCGTCGTCGCCAGCAGTGAGACGCTTGGCCCACTGCTCGAAGCAGCCTTCCCCGTTGCCGCCGCCATTGGCTTCTACGAAGTCGCTGAGCACGTCGGCGAAAAGCTGTCGGAAGTGATCTCCGACACCTTCATCTACACCCAGGCGCAGAAGGACGAATATGCCGCCCAGGTGGCGCTCAATCAGGGGATTGCCGAGCAGGTTGCCAAGCTGGACCAACTCAAGCAGGCTTACGACCTGATTGGCCTCTCCGGGTCTGCGCGTCTGAAGGTCCAGTTCGAGCAGTTGACCGAGGAGGTGAAGAAGAACGAGCAGGCTCTGTCCGCAGCAAAGGACACGGCATTTCTGTACCAGCGCGGTATGGGCGTGTCCGGCCTGAGCGGAGGCGAGATCAGCGCGCAGGAATACGCTCAAGCGCAGAAGGATGTGGCGCGCCTTACCGCGATAGTCGCGACCGGCCAGCAAGAGCAGGCGAACCTCGAGAAGGAATACGACCAGGCAAAGGCAGCCGAGGACAAGGAGGCCGCACAGACCGCCGTTCAAACGCAGCAGCAGGTTTCGGACAAACTATTCCGCGTCTACCAGATCATTGCCAAAGCCCATGAGGACTTGGCAAAAGCCGTCGAGAAGGACGACAACCAAACCGCGAAGCAGCAGGCGCAGGATTTGGAGGATCAGCTTAAAGCCCAGCTCCGCGCCAACGAAGAGTACCTGAAAGAGACGGAAGCCAAAACTAAAGCTTCGCTCGCCGCGATCGAGGGCGAGTGGAAAGTCGCGCAGACCAAACTCAAGGGACAGGAATCCGTTGTCGAGGGTGAAAGCGCGCGCGGCCAAATCTCAAAAGTTGATGAACTGGAGCAGCTCCGGACGCTGCACCAACAAGAGCTGACGGAAGAGGCCAACTTCGTCCGCCAGATGATCCTGATCGCCGCGCAGTTCTACAGCGCCGATTCGAAAGAGATGGTCGACCTGCAAAACCGCCTCAAGCTGCTGAATGCGCAGGCGGGGCAGGAGTGGACCAAGGACACCCAGGCGATCCTCACCGCGCAGCAGCAGCGCTATACGCAATTCTTCAGCATCGTAAGCCACGGCTTCACGACCGCGCTGAATGGCTGGCTGCAAGGAACGCAGAGCTTCTCGAAGGCGGCAACCAAGCTGTACCAGTCGCTGGAAATGGACGTGGTCGAATATGTCGAGAAGCTGGGCGAGAAGTGGATCACGACGCACGTTCTGATGACGGCGGCGAATGCGCTCTTTCACACGCAATCGGCGGCGCAGGACGCCGCCGGCGAGGCGAGCCAGCAGGCCATCACCAGTGCTACCAATGTCGCCACTGCGACCAGCGATGCGGCGGTCGCGGCCGGCGCAACGCTTGCGTACTACTCCGCGTTCGCCCCGGAGCTGGCGCCGGCGATGGCGGCAGCGCAGTACGGCGTGGGCTTGGGATTCGCCGGCATGGCGGCATTCCAGTACGGCGGCGTCGTCCCCAAGACGCAAGTGGCCCTAGTCCACGGCGGCGAACGCGTGCTCACGCCCGGGCAGAACTCCGCGTTCGAACGCATGTCGCGGAACGGCGGCAGCTTCTCCGCGCCTATCACTCAGCACATTCACGGCGTTTCCGATCCTATGCGCGCGGCGAGGCTGTCCTCGACGATGGCCGTGGCGCGCGTGCGTCGCCTGGCGTCGGACTGGGGGTACAGATAATGGGAAACGCTGTATTCCCAACATTCCCGGGAGTCGACTGGAACGTCAAGCGCACGCCCACGTTTCGCACGCTGATGAGTACGGCGGCCAACGGCTACACCGTGCGCGTGCCCATGCTGACCGATCCTATGTGGACGTTCGAGTGCTCCTTCGAATTTTTGCGCGACGACAGCCACGACGAGCTGAACCAACTGCTCGGCTTCTTTCTGGCGCGCCAGGGCGCGTGGGACTCTTTCCTGCTCGACTTGGGCTCACTTACGCAGAATCCTTTGGACTCCGCAGTCACCGATCAGCCGCTAACCATCGACGCGAACAACTGCGCGCCGCTGGTCCGGACCCTGGGCATCAGCCAGTACAACGAAACCCTCTACGAGCTGAACGGCACGCCGGTAATCAAGCTGAACGGCACGCCGCTAGTGGCGGGCACAGACTACACGCTCTACACCTCGACGCAGACGGCCGCTGGCACGCTGAACGCCGGCGGCATCGCCTACGCGGGAAACGTGGTCACGTTCCTACACGCCGTCAGCGGCGCGGTGACCGCCGACTTCGGCTTCTACTACCGCGTGGTGTTCTCCATCGGCAAAGGCACCTCGCAAGATCCCCAACTCGGCAACGATCAGCAAGACTTCGAAATGTTGTGGCTCCAGATGTACGAGGCGCAACAGCTTACTTTCGTCACGGCGAGAGAATGAGAGGCAACAAGTGAAAGTGAGAGCGAAATTCAGAGTAAGCCAAGCGGTTGAGTGCAACGAACTACCAGCAATCGACCTCCCGGAAATCGATGTTGGGAAAATCGAACATACCAGACTGCAATCATCGCAACTGCGATCGCGAACCTGCCGGCAGCCCAGCCGCCTTCCAGCCACAGGGCACGCCGCCACGGGCGTTCCGCTTCGCTCAATCAGCATGGATGCTGTTTATGACGAAGCTTTGGACGCCGAGAGCGTCGGCTTTGCCAAGGGGAAACCGAGCGGAATCATCGTCTTCACCGCCACCAATGCAGCCTGTGCCGAAGAGTTCAGACCCGGGCAGGCTTATTTTGTGGATTTCACTCCAATCCCGGAGCCCGAGGAGGAAGCGTAATGCGTTCCGGCTCCGGCAATTCGAAGGTGAATCCGGAGGCTTCGTTCGCGGCCCTCGCTTTGCCCGAGTACACTGGGCTGCTGCATTTCGCACGGACGTTGGACCCGGAGGGCGCTGAAGACCTGGTACAGGAAGCCTATCTGGCGGGGCTGAAGTATTTCCCCCGGTTCTGCGGTGGGAGTCTCTTCAGCTTGCTTGCGACCATAGTAAAGCACCTTCATCGGGAGCGGTTCCGAAACTACGGGGGGGCGGTTCTGAGAAGGCGATCGGCATCGCTTGACGGAATGAAAGCCGACTGCAGAGAACAGGGGCGCCTCTTCCGGGAGCCTCCGCCGCTGGTGGAACGGCAGACGCCGGAATTGCTGCTCATGGATGAGGAGGAGCGGGATCTCGCAATGCGCCTCGTCAACGCTGCCCTGGCTGAGCTGCCGGACTGGCAGCGCCAACTGGTCCATCTGGTCTATTTCCAGGACATGGATTACGCCGTGATCGCCGAGCTGAAAGGGCTTTGCGTCCACTCCGTGCGGCAGTACTGTTACGACGCCCGTAAGGCGATGTGCCGCCACATCGAGCGGCAACTGCAGGACTTGGGGCTGCGGCCTGGGGCCGCCATCCTGCGCGACGGGCTCAAGGCGGAAGATCTGGCCCAGTGGCGGAGGCGCCACGCCGACGGCCGGCGCAAATGGGAGAACAAAAGGCTGTACGCAACCAGGAGTTGGAACTGGAAAAATGGCAATGCAGCCACCCGTGGGCGGACAAGAGATCGACCGGCGGTCTCCCGTTCTGGAGAATCGTGCCATAAACTCTCCAATTGCGCGGCTGGGCGGTAAGTGGACGAACATGTTTCGATGATGAAGGAGTTGTTGCCCTGACGCGTTCGGGATAGGCTCTGGGAGCCAGCAATGCTTCTGCGGCCATCGGAGCATCCTGGAGCGTTTGGGCAGCACTCAAACCCCAAGAAGAGAGGAGTGTACCCGATGGATGCCAGTTCTTTGCACTATGAAGTAGTCCCAGACAGATTACAGCTCGGAGATTACCGGGTTGAAGCCATCAACAAAGATGGCGATGGCGAGGTCTTCATCGCCATCTTTGTTGGCCCGGATGCTCAAGCAAGAGCCGAAGAGTACGCCGAATGGAAGAATTCCACTGCTGTTCAGGTGCTCCGAAAGGCAGGCTAGAACTGCACTTCGACATCTATTTGGTCAACACATGTTTGTGGACGGGAGTGATCGGGAGCAGTATGCCAATCGGCCACATCAACCATTCGGACATTAGATAACTTGGAGAGCTCGATGCACCTCCAGTTCTCTTTTGAACCGTCAGGCTGGATCGGGCGGCTGCTGCTCTCGCCGCCGTATTGATAAAAAAGCGCCTGCTGTTTTCCGTTTTTCAGTCCTATAACGTGCGGGCACATCTCGCGGTGCAGACCGCTGTAAGTCGCGTGAATAGCTTTTCTTTCCAAGATGGCTTGACGAACCAGCGCATACGACATGTGCGTACCCCTTTCTGGGTGGCGCGCACCATTTTACGCCGTGATGGGGATTGCTGTTGTGATAACCCCGGCCGTGTTGGCCTCGCAGCCGCGTGCACGTTGGATGCCAGAACGCGGCGACCCTGTGGATTCATTGCCCTATAATGTCGCTCACTGCCCTCCAATTCCGCGCTACACTGCCCCAGAGCGCCGCGAGCCCCAAACGGACACGCAAGAGAACGTGCACCTCCAATATCGCGGCGGGACGCAACCCTCACTTTCCCTCGTCGCCCCCTGCACCGCCGGCTGCAGGACTTCCAAGTTGTCGTCATCCTGAGCCGCGGCCCGC